AGTGGGACCAACACCGCTCCGGTGATTGCTCCCACGTTCGTAATATTCTTGCCATTCCAATCCTTGTTCGCATCAATCGCGATCTGCGAGATCCCAAACCCGGCAACTTTATCGTCCACATAGGCTTTCCGGGCTGCGTCGTTGGCATTGACCGGCGCGCCGAGGTTCTGCAGCGTTGCGCCGCCCATATCCCGTCGTGCCGCATCCGTGGCCGCACTCGGCGCCGGCAGCCCGGTCAGCGCATGCCCTTGCATGTTCATCGCGCCGACTACCTCCACCTGCGAGGACGGCACATAGACCGGCGCAGCTACCCCGCAGAGCGAGGAATTCCCGCGCTCGTCAGTGATCTTCGCGGACAGGATCGACGTCGCCCCCGCCTCCACCCGGACCTGCGCGAGCGAGAGTTCCCAGGTCTCCGCGGTCCGGGTCAGGGCCGGTGCAGCGGGGGTCGGGGCAGCGGTCCCGGGCTTAACAACGATGTCGATCGTCCGTCCGGGAGAGGCGTTCAGCCGCACCACCACCCGATCGATCCGGGGGTAGGTCGCGTGGGCCGCCGGCACCGCCAGCGTCAGCGCCGCATCGTTCTCGCAGAACCGGCCCTGCACCATCGCGGTCCCGGTCCCGACCAGGACGGTCATCGCCGGCGGGTCCGTCACCGTGACGGCCATCTCGTCCCCGTCCCCGTGGACGATCCCGTCCCGGATCTGCTTAGCCATCATCCTGCACAGGAGCGCCGCGGAATACACCCGGTCGGGGTTCTGCGGATCGCTCACGTCGAAAATGCCAGTGTTCAGTGTCATCGTCTTGTCTCCGCGTTATCTTGCTTCACGGTCCGGAGCAGGCTGATTAAGTCCGGCCACTCCTTCCCGAGCCCGAGCACGATCCGCCCGGATGGATACTGTTCGGTCACGGCGACGATCCGGGCCTGCATCGTAGCAACGCCCGGATACTCGGCGCTCACGATATCACCCAAATCAAAATCAGTCATATAGCGATACGTCGGGGTCGGGAGATACTCGACCTCCAGGGTCGTCGTCTCCCCGACTTCCGCGAGTTTCTCTTCCCCGCGGGCGATCAGGGCGTCGGTCGCGTCCAGGTCCCGGGCGTCGATGTAGACCTCGCGCCGACTCCACCCGGTCGCCGCCCCGACCTCGACGATCTCCCGATCCTGCGCCTCGCCCTGCCCGGCGACGATCGCAAGGGTCGGGGCGTCCGAGAGGCAGGCCCGGTAGCCGGCGATCAGGCAGTTGCCGAGCCGTGGAGAGAGCAGGATCTCGGCGGACCGGTCCGCCCCCTCCAGCGCGTCGAAGAGGATCTCGTCCGTGTCGAACGAGTAGATCACGTCCCACCCGAGACCTGACTGGAGGGCGATGGATTCCAGGATCTCCGGCAGCGATTGGAACCTGGCCCGGACCTGCACCGTCGCCCCCCTGCCCTGGTCGACGAGCATCAGGTCGAGGCCCGGGATTGCCCGGTCGGGGTCGGTCGGGGAAACTGCGTTTACCTCGACATAGTGGCGCATGGCCGTCTCCCCGACGACGTCGATCTGCTCGTCGTAGCCGGTGCCGGCGGAGACCCCGTGCAGGCAGATCCGGTCTTGCAGGATCGCGCCGAGGTCCCGGCCCGCGACCGTCCACGACTCTGATATCTCTCCCTCGTCGGTGAGTTGCCCCTCGATACTCTCGATGATGCCGACCAGGTGCCGGCCCCGGCGCGGCAGGGAGATGAACCGCCCCTCCCGAAGTTCATCCGCGCCGGTAGCATATCGGGAGATCACGGCCTGCCAGGACCCCGGGGAGCGCCACCGGCGCGTCCACTCGATCGCCTCGTAGGCGTCGATCACGGCCTTGAGCACGAGTGTGCCCCCGGACCGCTCGTAGACCCGCAACGGCTCCGGCGGGGTGTCCTCAGGTTCGAGCGCCGGCCCGATCCCCATCTGGAAGTATCCAGCCGCCGGGAGTGTGGTGCTGGTCCCATCCCCCCAGAGCAGCCGGACCTGCACATTGTAGGTGCCCGGGTGCACAGTATCCTCCGGGCCGAACGCACAGAGGAGTTGCCCCGCTGCGGCGTCCTCGACGGTCATCGGCTGCCGGATCTCCCAGCCGGAGTATCGGGCATGTATGGCATACAGCGTCGCCGTCACGCCGGCGAGAGGGAGAGGGTCTACCCCTCGTGTCAGGGTCAGCCGGTAGGTCGGCCAGGTCCCGGCCTGGGCGATGGTGATGTCGGTCATACCAACGAGTCCTCGATGGTGAGGGAGTAGTAGCCGGTCGTCGGCAGGATCAGAACCGAGCCGTTGCCGAACGTCACGATGATCTCGGCCCTGCACCTGTCGCCCTGCAGGTAGTCGCCGACCTCCCGGTTAAACTGGCAGAGGCCGGCGGTCGCGTCGAGGATCTCCAGAGCCTCGTCGATCACGGTTGCCCCGGAGAGTTTGGACTGGGCAACCAACCGAACCTCGGCCCCTGTCAGCACGAGTGGTGTTGTGGGGCTGCCCGGGCGGCTCAGCGTGACCTGGTAGATAGGGAGCGTGCTCCCGCGCTTGAATCTGATGTCGTCTGTCATATCGGATACACCTCCTCAAACGCCACCGCGACGCCGCCGGAGACGTCCGGATAGGCCTCCGCGTAGAGTTGCGCGAACGCCGCCGTCGCGCGGAACGCAATCTCCCGCGTCACATCATACTCTGCCCGGTCGAACGCTGCCGACACCCGGGAGGTCCGGAACGCCAACCCCCGCCCCTGTGTCGCCCCCATGCGGCCGAACCGGATCGGGAACCGGGGAGCCGGGACTCGGTGCGGAGCCTCGGTCAGGATGATTGCCACAGAGGCGGGATCCGCCGATACCGAGAGCCCGGTGCCTCGGAGAGAGGATAGTGCGCCGAACCGGATCGGGAACCGGGAGATCATTGTTAGCTCCTGCTATAGATCGTCTCGATGCCTCCGCGCTCTTCCCCGGTCTCGGGGTCGGTCTCCGTCAGGATATCGGCGATCTTCACCCGCCTAACCTCTTCATCGCCCTGGAGCAGGACGTATTCATCTCCCTGTACGATCAGCCGGTCCGCGTCGACGCCCTCGACGCCCGCGGCCGTGTGGACCCTCATAATCTGTTTTGCTGTCATGATTTCTGCCAGATTCAGACGTTCATGCTGTCCTACCACGCAGACCAGACCTCCGGATCAACAGACTCCGCGGAAGCCGATGTCGCGGCCCGCGCTGGACGGGGCGTTGCTCCCGAGCAGAGAGAACAACCCCGCATTCGCGGCGTTGCCCAACGCCCCGCCCCGAACCGCGGCACGCTGGCCGGTGTTCTGGTAGTAGTAATTCGAGTCGAACTCCGCCCGTGCACTCCCGATCGTTTTCGGGGCGAATATCTCAGCCCCGAGCGACCGAGCCCCGTCAGGAGCCGGGTCGTAGAGCGCCTGGACGTTCCCGTTCGTCGTGGGCAGGAGGTGTCCTGCTCCGGGATACTCCGCGTCGATCGTATGGTCCGCTGCGGTCCCGATCCGGAGATCGGTCCATTCCCACACGTTACCCTTCAGATCCCAGATCCCTGACTCCTTGCCGTTGAGCGACCAGGAGAGTGGGCCGGATCCCGTGAGGGTGCGGGAAACCGCGTTGCCATTATACCCGGGGCACACCGGGTCCGGGATCCCCTCGTAGACCCTCTCGCGGGGGTCCCCGTGGAATTTGCCCCAGTTGGTGTTCCCCTTGCAGTACGGCAGTCCGCACTCAACCTCAAGGATCCGCGCGAGAGCCGCGAGGGAGAACCACTCGTATCCCCCCGGTAGGAACCGACGCACGATTGTATACGTGTCGCCGGACGTGACCGGCGCCGGGAGCGCCGGATAGAATTCGACCAGTTTTGCAGCGTTCGGGTCGGCGGTGGTGTCCCCTCCAGTCCGGACGACCCGCCGAACGTAGGCCACGCCGCCCTGAGTGAGGTAGACCCTGCGGCCGATCAGGTGGCCAGCATTCTCAGCATAGAACTGTGTAGTGCTGCCGCCGCTGTAGGGAGCGCATGTCCCTGTAGCCTTGTTTGCAGCTCCGCCCCGGTTCTCGACCGCGGTCCGGGCGTTCGACCAGGTGATGTCGGTCCATGGCACCACGTGCGGCTTGCAGGCGGCCCCGTTTAGCCCGGGGTTGTTCGCACTGACTGATCCGCGCGATGACCCGGTGGCGTCGAACATGCATGCCTGATACTTGTCAATCCAAAACCCGCCGCAATCCAGGTTGTTCAGGTTCTCCTGCGACCAGTATCTCGACTTGAACTGAGGGATCCAGACCTCATGGATCTCCAGGGTATTCCCCGCGCCGTCCTTCTCGAAGACAACGCGATTGAGAAGTTCGGGAATTGACCCCCGGGTTGCATGCGTCTTGAGGGAGTTAT